ATGAAATAGGTGGTATTATATATAAAAAATTTCTAACATATATGTTAAAATATTTAGAATTACAATGAAAATAGTAGTTAACAAAGAGTTGAGAAAGAAACTATCAAAAGAGAATATTGACATTAAATCAATGTTAGGTTTTGATACTAGAGGAGTAGCTTATAGAATTAACAATGCTCTAATACTAAAAATTACAAGTGATGAATCTGAGGCTAATTCAATGGCTATCATAAAAGAATATCCTTCAGACTATATAGTCAAAGTCTATAAAGTATTTCAGTTCAAGAGTGACAAGGATTTATACTATATTGTAGAGGGAAGATTGCAGAAACTGAGCGATGAAGAAGAAATTACAATAGACGACCTATTAGAAAACTTTATTAAATTAGAAGAAAAAGGACCAGATATCAGAATAGCAGATCTATTATATCAGGGAAGATTTGATGTCATAGATAAAATATTGTTAAATGGATATTTCTATAACAAAGAGCTCAGAATATTAGAGAATTTATCTGCTATATCAAAGAGATTTTTAGAAGATATGGTACAAGCTGCTAGACATTTGCATAAAGTTGGAATAAAATTTCACGATTATCATATTGGAAATGTTATGAAAGATGCTTCATGTTATAAGCTAATAGATTTAGGGTTTTCAGAAGTAGCAAAAAAAGCTAATATAGAATTAAAAGAGATATTACAAAATGGCTGATTTATTAGACAACAATCAATTAAAAATAGAATGCCAAATTTGTCACAAATTTTTTGAAGAAATAACATACTCATTTGAAAAAGCATGAAATGACATTGGTAGAGTATAAAACTGAATATAATTTATGTTGTTTAAAATCTATAGGTCTTAGAAATAGAGCTTCTATAGCTCAGACAGGCAGTACAAGGTCTGAAGAAACTAAAAATAAAATGAAAGAAGCATATACTGAAGAAAAAAGAGAAAAAATTAGAAACATAGGAAAGAAAAATAAAGGAAAACATCTAACAGAAAGTCATAAAAATAATCTCAGTAAAGCTGGTAAAGGAAGAAAACCCTGGAATAGCAATATACATTTGCCTGAAAAAATGAAACAAAAAATAAGCTCTTCATTGAAAGTAGCTTATAATGAAGGTAGAAGAAATAATAGTAGACAATTTTTTGATACAAAACCAGAGAAAAAAGTAGAAAAAATTTTACAAAGTATGAATTTATCATATGTAAAACAATTCAATGTAGAAGGTAAATTTTTTGATTTTTATATTATCGAACATAATCTGTTAATAGAAGTTGACGGTAAATATTGGCATAATTATCCATATGGAACAGAAAATGATGAATATAAAAATAAGCTTGCTGAAGACAATGGTTATAGACCAATTCGTATTTGGGAAGATGAAATAGATATAGTTTGGAGAATAATATAATGGCTTCGCTTTTTTCTTCTACAACGTCAGATCCTAAATATTCTCTATTTTTTGATGCTCGCACCATGGCTTATGTGAACTATGTTAATACTTCTCTATTAGAAATAGTACAATTGCAAAATCTTAATTATTGGATGATTGATAGAACTTTAACAGATGGTAATGATATCTATGGAGAGGCAGAAAAGAAAATATCTAGACAGCCAGTGATGTTCTATGCATGGGTAATGCTAGACAGAGTAGAAAATACTACTGGAGCATTTACAACAGAAAGCCCTCGCACAATTGAAGTAAGCGCACACAAAGACAGAATGACAGAATTAGGTATAGATCCTAAAGTGGGTGACTATTTAGAATATGACGGAGCTTTTTTCGAAATAAACTATGCCGGTGTACCTAAATTCTTTTTTGGTGTCCCGCAGGGAAAAGTATCAGTCTTATTAAAAGCTTATAGTGTAAGACAAGATGTCTTCAATCCTAGATCTAATATTGATGAAAATAATAATGAAATAGAGCACGATTCCCAAAATCCTTATTGATTTTTTAGAGGTATATGATAAATTGCGAACTATGTCCGAAAGATAAAAAATTTAATTTTATCACGCCATCTCACTTGAAAAGTAAACATAGCATTACAACTCTTGAATACAGAACAAGATTTCCAGATGCTCCAATATTTTCTGAAGAACTTAGACTTTCTAAGATGGGCGCAGGTAATGGTTTTTATAATAAGAAACATACAAAAGAAACTAAAGATCTTATATCTGAGAGCAATAAACAATATTATTCTGAAAATGAAACATGGAATAAAAACCTCGACATGAAAGAATATCTTGGAGAAGATAGATTTAAAGAAATATATAATAGCGAAAGAAAACCTCTGACAGAAGAACATAAGAAAAAAATCAGTGATAGTATTAAGGGAGAAAATCATCCTCTGTATGGTAAACACCATACTGCTGAAACTAGATTTAAAATGTCTGAAAAACAAAAACTTAAAATTGGAGATAAAAATCCATTCTATGGTAAAAAACATACAAAAGAAACGAAAAATCTTATATCAAAAACAAAAAAAGCTTATTATTTAGAGCATCCTGAAGCAGCTATAGAAAGCAGCATAAGAATGAAAAATAATAGACATAAAATGTTTTGCGGCAGAAATACAAAACCTGAATTAAAATTAAAGCAAATATTAGAAGAAAACAACATAAAATATATACAACAATTTGTTATAAAGAGTAGTAAAAATAAATTTTATGATTTCTATTTACCAGAATATAATATTCTTATAGAAGTAGATGGTTGTTATTGGCACTGTAAGCCCTCTATATATGTAAATGGTCACATAAATGAAACTCAAAAATATGTCGTTATAAATGATATAGAAAAAAACAAGTTAGCAGAAGATAATGGATACAGATTAATTAGAGTTTGGGAAGATGAGATTGACACATGTTGGAGAATAATAGTTCCATAATGAAAATAATTAAAGAACATGTAGATATAGGTGCAGTAGAAAGCAAGCTAAACAAATTAGGCTACCATCTAAGTAACTATTTAGGTGCAGGCGTTTGTGGCAAAGCATTTAAAATATCTTCTGATAGAGTTCTAAAAATAACAGACGATGACTCAGAAGCAGATGCAATGAATATAATTATGTACCATCCACATCCAAATATAGTAAAAGTATATAGAGTATTTAAATTTAGTAGTGAAAAAGATTGCTATTTTGAAGAAGAGGAATTATTAGAGCCCATAGATGAAAACAAAATAAACAAATGGTTGCTATACACAATAATACAAGAAGCAGAAGATTCTCCATATTATAAAAATATTTTATCTATTCTTACATATTATTCTCAAAGCAGAACAGTAACTAAAAATTATGATATAGAGGGAATAGTAAAGAGAATGGTTGATAAACATGAGTTTATAAATAGAAAATATAAAGTAGAAAAAATGTCTAAAGGATTTCACTCTTTTTTTGTAGATATGTTGTCTGCAGCAAAACATATTTATGAAAATGGAATTCGTTTTCATGATTGGCATTCTGGCAATATAATGCAGAAAAATGGAAGATATATGCTTATAGATCTTGGAGCATCTATATCTCCTCAACAAAAAATTGAAATATTGGAGCGTGAAATGAAACTAAAGCAGATAATCAAAGAAGATCAGAAAGATCGCTATCAGCAAGTTAAAAGAATGATTGATGCTGGAGTTAAATTTGATCCTCCTCTAATGATGGCTCAAGATGAATTAGTAGAGCAAATATTTAGTCAATGGATGCAAGCTGATAGTAAACACAATTGCACCATTAAATGGGATGCTAATTACAGCACTTTGAAACTATCAAAATTTGAAATAGTATAAATAGAATGTCTGATATTAAAGAAAGATTAGCTAAACATGGCTACAGTCTTGATCATAAACTTGGCAGTGGCACATATGGCACAGCCTATGACATTGGCAATGACAGAGTTCTTAAAATTACCAAAGATGAGTCTGAAGCTAATTCTTCTACTGTGATACAAAAGCATCCGCATAAAAACATTGTACAGATATATAAAGTATTTAAGTTGAAAAATGTAGACTATCTCTGGTTCATTGAGCAAGAAAAATTAAAGCATATAGATGAAGATAAGATAGAGCAGTATTTAGAAGACAAAAGATCATATGAAAATAGAAGTATTGGAGGCACACTTCAAAAGCTACTAACTTATATTTCTGATACAGCTTATTTCAATTCTCATTTTCACAGTTTATTGCAAACAGATGCAGAAAAATTAATCGACATGATTGTAAAGCGTGAAATGAGTTATATTTCGGCAGATAGATTTTATGGCTCATTCATGAGACATAAAATGAAATCTGATGAGTACAATTTTATTATAGACATGTTTGATGCTGCAAAGCATTTAGAAAAAGTAGGGATAAGTTTCAGAGATTGGCATGAAGGAAATATTCTATGGAAAGACGGCAACTATAAAATAACAGATTTAGGTGTTTCTAAATCTACTGGAAAAGTGACAGACATATTAGAGCAATTTAAATTGAAAACATTACTCAATTAATAAAAATTATGTACAATATTAAAAATTTTAAAGATGTAGAAAATAAATTATTAAGAAATAATTATGTTTTAATAAAATTTATAGGTAGAGGAGAATTTGGATATGCTTATGATATAGGCAACGACAGAGTTCTAAAAATAACTTCTGATGAAAGAGAAGCTAATTCGTCTTCTATTATAATTGGGAAAAATTTTAAAAATATTGTAAAAATTTTTAGAGTATTTAAACTCAATTCAATAAATGATGTATGGTTTATAGAACAAGAAAAGTTAAAATCTATAAATAAAGATATCATTGATGATTGGCTATTTAAATTCAGAAATAATAATGATTTTGCTTTGCCATTATGGAAATTGTTAGAGCATATAACAGATGACTTTATATCTTTAAGTATAGTTAATAAAAATAATGCAAAACAGTTATTAAAAAATTTATACTGCGATAATAATATAGCACCGAATGAAGCAAAATTTTTGAAAAATATGATAGATGCAGCAAATGATTTAAAAGAAATGAAAATAATTTTTAAAGATTGGCATTCATCAAATATAATGCAAAAGAATGGATATTATAAAATTATCGATTTAAGTATGTCTATATCAAGTGGAGTTGTTACTGATATATTAGAGCAATTGAAATTAAAAACAATATTAGAACAAAAAACATATACTTTCAAAGATGGTAAATTTAAATTTTATACTGCAGAGTATGGATCTTGGGCAAATGATAAGAGAATAGTATTTAGAGTTAGAGCAGATAGAAATCCAAGAGAAAGAGCTATAGAAAAGAATATAAAACAGTTTGATAGAATAATACCCTCTACAAATCACGAAATAGAGCAATATTTAAAATATAAGAAATTCAATATACTTAAAATAGAGTAGAAATCAAAATGGCTCAACCTAAAGATCCATATGTAATGAATATTCCAATAGAAGGTGTAGATTTATTAGCAATTGATCGATCTGTATTTTCTTTTCTTCAAAATAAAACAAATCTAATAATTAGAGACAGAAAAGTCCCTGTTCTATTTGGTGCATGGGAGCGATGGGTACAATTACAAGGATCTGATGACAAAAATTTGAATGAACTTCGAGATCACAAGGGTATGCTAAAATTACCACTCATTTCTATTAGAAGAGGAGATATTTCTCCAAATCCTACTAGATATGTTAGAAGTGAAAATGGCAAACCCTATATTACATTTCATAAAAGAATAGCACAAAGTAAATTTGATGACACTCAAAGAGTACCCTTTTCAGATAAATGGAATGTAGGGCCAGCTGGGCAATATAGGAAGAATTTGCCAGTTTATGAAGTATATAAATTGCCATATCCCATGTTTATTAATATACAATATTATGTCTCGTTTTGGAGTTCTTATGTTTCCAGTAGCAATTTATTTCATCAACGAATTTGGAACAATTATCAGCCAGGAAATATAAAAACTGATGGGGGATTTTATTTTTATGCAATATTTGACAGTTCAAATGAAGATAATACTGAAGAAGATTTTTCAGAGGGTGCAAGAACATACAAGACTATCTATAATTTAACAATAGAAGGATATTTAATAAGCAAATCAGATATAGAAGTCAATAGAACTACATCTGAATTTCAATTTTCTACTGAAGTGGAATCAACTTTAGACGAAAATACAACTATTGATGATATTTTAATATCTTTAGGTAAAAATTAATGACATATTTATCTCGTTCATTTATATTTATAATATCGGTTGGCAATGATACATAAAATAGGAAGCTGAATAGCTGCTGAATTATAATTCATTGCAGACCGATCTATTCAGCTTTTTATTTTATGGAGATATAAATGAGTAAATTATGTTCAGAATGTGGAATAAATAAATTGCAAGCTAAAACTATTCATGTTGGAGGAACTGTTTGCAAACCATGTAGAGACAAAATAGTTCATCATTGTATAGAAGAAGGATGTAATGTGCAGACAATAGGAGAAAATGTCCGCTGCTCTTTTCATGCTCATTCTATGACTAGAAAAGGTTGCAAAATTACAGAAGAACACAAAAAGAAAATATCAGCAGCTAATAAGGGCAGAAAACTTTCTAAGGAACATAGAGCAAAAATTTCTAAAAGCAAAAAAGGTAGAAAAATGCATCCCAGAACTCAAGCTATACTTATAGAATGTAATAGAAAAAGAAAAGGAACGAAAAGACCTAAAAGTTTTGGAGAAAAAATATCTAAAGCTTTAAAGGGTAGAAAAATGTCAGACAAAGCTAGACACAACATGTCTGAATCACGTAAAAAATTTTTTGCAAATGGCGGAAAGACTTGGATTGATGGTCTCACTAAAGATACTGATGATAGAAGAAATAAAAGGATATACTCCAAATCTTGAACAGTTGATTAATAAAAGTTTATCAGCAGAAATATATTGTAATTCTTTAATGATGAAGTTTAGATTGAATTTCTATAAAAATAGCAATATAACCATTGATGATATAATATTAGAACATGAAAAAAAATCTAATAAAATATAGCAACAATCTGTTCTCGCAGCGTATCTGGAAGCAATATCAGCCTGGAAATATAATGACAGATGGTGGTTTCTATTTCTATGCTATATTTGACAGTGCAACAGACGAAAATAATCTCCAAGATTTTTCTGATGGTCCGAGAATTCTTTTGACTACATATAATTTGACAGTTGAGGGCTATTTGGTAGACAAAGCAGAAATATCTGTTAATAGAACTACTAGCGAGTTTCAATTTGCTACAGAAATAGAATCAACATTAGATGAAAATACTACTATAGATGATATATTGCTTACAATAGGTAAAAATTAAAATGGATTCTTCTGTTAAAACAAAAGACAAAGTAATGCTTTTTGCTAAAGAATTATTCAACTATTCAGAAGGCAAAATGCTACAAGTATTAGATAGATTAGAATCTGATGGATATGATTTACTAAGATTCATAGACTCTGGTTCTTATGGAGTAGTAATTTATATCGGAAATGACCGGGTTCTTAAAATTACTGCTGATAAAACTGAAGCAAATGCTATGAATATTGTTATGCAGCATCCACACCCTAATATTGTACAAGTATTCAGAGTGTGGAAATATGCAGCATTTAAAGATATCTGGTTCATAGAACAAGAGAAGTTAGATAAAGTTAATTCTTATATGTATTTTACAGATTGGTTTATGGATTTGAAATTAAAAAATGAAGATGATTATATAGTAGAAAAAGATTTAAAAATGATTTTTGATGGTAGATGTAATATAGATAATTTGCTTGGATATATTACTGACAATTATTTAGAAAAAGAAAAGATTGATTGGATAAAAAACCATTTAGGATATAAAGAAGTATTACAATTAATATGTGCTGCAGAACACTTAAGCAAATATAAAATCAAATTTTATGATTGGATTGGTTCTGGTAATATTATGCAAAAGAATGGAATCTACAAAGTAACAGATCTTGGGCAGTCTCAAGCACCAAATAGTAATATAGAGTTAAAAGAGATATTAGACAAAAGTTAGTTCTGGTGAATATTTATAGTAGAATTGAATGAAATAAATGGAGTCTCTGCCTTGGCCAGCAGTTAATTCTATAGCTTGCTCTATAGGAGCTCCAGTATATAAAATCTTTTAGCAAGAGGAGAAAGTAGATGACTCAATGTCCAATATGTGGTAAATATTTTAAAACTATTACTAGTACGCATGCAAAATCGCATCAAACGTCTCAAGCAGAAATGAGAATAACATTTTATGACTATAATTTAATATTTACTGCTACTCAAATAAATGGTCAATCAGAAAAAACAAAACAAAAGATAAGCAAAAGTAAAGTTGGTAAACCTTTATCTGAATCACACAAGAAAGCAATTTCATTAGGTACTACTGGAGAAAATAATCCGTTTTATGGTAGAAAACATTCTCTTAAAACAAGAGAAATGATATCTAATACAAATAGTGGTAGAATATCAACAAAAGAAACAAAATTGGCTATAAAAAATGGATTAAATAATAGAACAGATGAAGAAAAAGCTATTACTTCTAAAAAATTAAGTGATGCAGGTAAAAATAGATTACCAGCTTCTATAGAAACTAGACAAAAATTGTCTAAATCCCTTAAAGGTAGAATAATAACACAAGAAACAAAAAATAAAATAAGTAATGCCAATAAAGGAAAGTCTTGTTGGTGTAAAGGGCTCACTAAAGATACATGTGAAAGCTTGAAAAATGGTGGTATAAAAGGGTCAGAAACAAGAAGAAAGAAAATAGCTGCTGGTGAATATAATCCAATAGACAACTTTAAAAATTGCAAAAATAATAGTAAAGATACGAAATGTGAATTAGCAGTAGCAAAACATTTTGATGAATTAAATATAGAATATATTAAACAATATAAGTTAACAAGTATAGATTTTAAAAATAGATTTTATGACTTTTATCTTCCGAAGTATAATATGTTGATAGAAGTAGACGGCAGATATTGGCATGGAGGATCAGAAAGAAAACCTTCAAACATAGATGCCAAACTGTATAATGATGATTTTAAAAATAAACTTGCAAAAATGCAAGGTTACAAATTAGTAAGAGTTTGGGACAATGAAGTAGATTTAGTTTGGAGAATAATATGTTAATTTATATAAATTATTGGAGATTAATAAGTTGAGTTTCGCGACACATTTGAGTTTTCGCAATAACGAGGTGACGAGAAATGTCCTCGATAATGCAGGCACATTTAGCATTTCTGGCTTA